TGGTGATGCCTACACTGTGCGCGAAAACCGCCGGATTGGTGACGGCAAATTTGTTGAGATCGCGTTGCAATTGACATGAGCCACACCATTGTTGGCGGCAACGCTGACCGCCCAGACAACATCCACGCATTTGACACGATCACAAACACTGGCACATCTGCAGTCATTGAGATCGATGGCATTGTCATTACAACTATTGACCGCATTGCTGGTGGACAAGTGACTTATCAGCTGCAGGGCAGCATGGATGGCACAAACTTTGCACCTTTAGAAGACGCAAAGACAAAAGACATCGGCAACCACGTCCATACTTATTTTGGTTATGCGTTGCGCTATTTGCGCGTGGTGGTGACAGCTAGCGCAGCAGGTCGCACACTTGATATGACAGTCTGCTGCGACTCATGACCACCAAGCGCGAATCTATTCTGGCTGATATTGCCAGCAGCCTTGTCGGCACGGTGCAGGTTGGCAGCAGGATTTATCGCAGCCGGGTGGAACCGTTGGCGCGTGGCGAGTCGCCTGCAATCGTGGTTGAGCCAACAGGTGACACGCCTGAATACAGTTTGCGGCTTGACCGCCTGGACTGGTCTTTAACCGTCAGGGTGGCCATCATTGTCCGTTCAGCCGTGCCCGATCAGGCAGCCGATCCGATCGTGGAGGATGTTCATAGCAAAATGATGAACGACCTCACCGCTGGCGGTTATGCGTTAGACGTTGAGCCGCGATCAGTTGGTTTTGAAATGGTTGAAGCTGACCAACCAGCTGGTGTAATCACGCTTGAGTATTTGATCAAATACCGCACGCTTTTAGGCGATTTGAGTGCAGGCTGAGGCCGCTACGATGAAGGCACGATAGATTCAAGGCCACGTCATGCCTCTCCTGTCACGTAAGCGGCTGATTCTGGCCGAGACTGAGACAACATATGGCACCGATCCAACACCAAGCGAATCGAGCAATGCGATTCTGGTGCGCAATGTTGAAGTAACACCGCTCGAAACTGAGACGGTAAACCGTGAGCTGATCCGGCCTTTTCTTGGTCAAGCTGATCAGCTGTTGGCCCAGACTCGCATTCTGGTCAACTTTGAAGTTGAGCTTGCAGGTTCCGGCACTGCTGGCATTGCGCCAGCTTATGGCCCATTGCTTGAGGCGTGCCGCTGCACTGAAACCGTGGATGCCGGTGTCAGCGTTACCTATGCGCCGAACAGTGACGCGGCGCCCAGCTCAGTCACTATTTATTTCAACAATGATGGCGTGCTGCACAAGGCAACAGGTTGCCGCGGGACTTTTACGCTGAATTGCGAAGTTGGCCAGATTCCTTTCATCTCGTTTGAGATGACCGGGATCTACAACGCACCAAGCGATTCTGCAATTAGCGGCCCGACTTACAGCAATCAAGCGGATCCGCTGATCTTCAAAAATGGCAACACGTCGAGCTTCTCAGTGTTCAGCTACGCCGGTGCGCTGCAGTCGCTGAGCTTTGAGGTTGCCAACGAAGTGATCTACCGCGAGCTGGTTGGCGGCACCAAGAGCATCGACGTGGTGAATCGTGCGCCGTCTGGTGAGTGTGTGGTGGAAGCCACCACCATTGCAACCCATGACTTCTTCAGCGATGCAACGGGTAGCAGCACCGGCAACCTGACGTTTCAACACGGCAGCACCGGCGGCAACATCGTCACCTTCACCGCTGGCCAAATCGACCTTGGCGGGCCCAGCTACAACGACGCAGATGGCATTCAGATGTTGACGCTGCCATACATTGCAACGCCGACCAGCGCAGGCAATAATGAGTTCAGTCTTGTTTACACCTGATCTGAGTGGCTTTTGTCCTAAAGCAGACTGATTCCTACACCTGGCCGGTGTCTTTGAAGATGCCGGTCGATGGTGGCAAACGGCAGAAGCAGACTTTTGACGCTGAATTTAAGCGGCTGCCACAGTCGCGGATTGCTGAAATCCAAGCGACAGCGCAAAAGCTTGTGAAGGCTGCGGAAAAAGGCGAGACCATTGAAGGCATCAGCGACGTGAGCGTGGCAGATGAAGTTTTGATTGGTTGGTCTGGCATCGTTGATGAAGATGGCCAAGAAGTGCCCTACAGCGAAGGCATGAAAGCGCAGCTGCTGGAAGTGCCATTAATGGCTGCCGCATTGATTCAGTCGTTCTTTGAGTCACTGACGGATCAGAAAATAAAAAACTGATCGGCGCCGCTGAGCATTGGGCTGGCGGCGTAGTGATTGATGAGACTGACGCAGATGCCGCCATGTTCGGCATGGAGCCGCTTGACCTGCCAAAGGCTGATAACGATTTTGCGGTTTTGCCTGAGGCTTGGCCTGCTGTTGAAATGTTTCTGCGCGTGCAGACGCAATGGCGGGTTAGCAGCGGCGGCCTAGTCGGCTTGGATTATGGCGCGGTGAAATGGTGTGTTGAATTATGGGACGTGACCAATGGGCGCGAGTTGCTAGATGACTTGCGTGTGATTGAGGGTAAAGTGATAGAGATCATGTCGAAGCGCAATGGCTGACGCAAGAACGAGTTTTGTTATTGCGGCCAAGGTTACAGGCGCTGATCAAATTGCCGGTTTGAATCGCGGCGTAAAAAAGCTGGGCGAAACGACTGATAAAACAGCTGGTAAATTTTCCAAGTTCAATGGATTGATCCGCGGTTTAGGTAGTGCTGTTGCTGCTGCTGGTTTAACGCGCATCATTGGAAACGCATCTGAGGTTGCGGCGGGGTTTGAATCTGAAACTTTGCTGTTGAAGCAAGGCTTAGAAAATGTTGGAGCTGGTGCAGCTGAATTAGACAAGCTGCAAGCATCAGCAGACAATCTTGGCAAAGCGACGTTGTTCAACGAGGAAGATTTTCGCCAAGGGTTTGGACTGCTTACATCATTCGGAAATATTGGAGTTGAAAATTACGAGAAAGTGGCCATGGCCGCTGCAAACGTTGCGCAGGTTAGCGGCACTGACGTTAGCAGTTCATTCATGCAATTAGCTAAAGCGTTGAATGATCCCGTCAAAGGATTGTCAGCTTTAAGCCGTAGCGGGATTCAGTTTACTGAAGACCAGAAAGCCATGATTGAATCAATGGTTGCCGCTGGTGATACGGCCGGCGCGCAGCAGATGATTTTGGCTGAGCTTGAAAAGCAATATGGCGGCACAGCCGTGGCCGCCGCCGGTGGTGCCGCTGGCGTGAAGGATACGTTTGGCGAAGCAATGTATGACCTAAACGTGGCCATCGGAAAGGTTGTAAATGAAGCCTTACCGCCGTTGCTAAATGGATTGACGACAATTATTAACGCATTTACAAGCCTTCCCGGGCCTGTTCAGTCAGTAATCGTTGCCATTGGCGGTTTAGCTGCTGTTGCTGTTGTGTTGGCGCCAATAGTATCTGCTGTGACGACACTGGGCCCATTGATTAGCGGTTTGGTGGGAATCATCGGCGGTGTTGTGACGGCATTGACCGGCGGCGGTGGTATCATGGCCGCCATTGCTGCAGTGTTTAGCGGGCCGGTTGGCTGGATTGCGTTGGTGGTTGCTGCAGGCGTTGCGATCTATACGTTTAGGGATCAAATCGGCGCAGCATTCGCAAAGATTGGTGAGTTCATCCAAGCCGCTTGGAATCTGTATAAATCCATTTGGATTGATCCGGTGATCAATGCCGGCAAAATGATCTATGACTTTTTTGCCGAGAACTGGGAGGCCATCTATGAAGTAGTTTCTGGGGTGGTAACAAAAGCCTTTGAAATTTACCGCTCGGTTTTCATCGATCCAGTCTTGACTGCCGGTAAAGCTGTTTATGATTTTTTTGCCGGTACATTTCAAAAACTTGGCGAGATGATTGCGGCGCCGTTCAAGGCTGCATTTAACGTTGTCCGTGTGGTGGTCAATTCAATTTTGCAAGGCGTTGCGAATGCAATTAATGGCGTGGTCAATGCGATCAATGGCGTGATCCGCGGAGCCAATCAAGCCGCATCAAAAGTTGGATTGCCGCAGATCCCACAAATTCCGCAGGTTCAGGTGCCGCAATTTGCCGAAGGCGGAATGGTGACGGGGCCAACGCTTGCAATGGTGGGAGAAGGGGGGCAGCCTGAATACATCGTGCCGGCAAGCAAGGCAGGCGCATTCGCGGCCAACATCATGGCCGGGGTCCGCGGACCTGGCGCCATCCCACGTTTTGCAGAGGGTGGCTACGTTGCACCATCGGCCAACGTGAGCATTCAGACCGGGCCGGTAACGCAGATGAATGGCACCAATTTCGTCACGACTTCAGACCTAACCAAGGCAGTGCAAGCTGGTGTGAATCAAACGCTT